TTGAGCAGAATAAGTTCTTAAAGGTAAGTCCTTTTTATTTTCGGGATGATTTTCATTCCCCATGTAAACGGGTTGTCTTTCATTCTCGATGTTGTTGTTTAGGACTCCCTCTGCGAGAGTTATTAGATCGACACGGATTTCGTACCCTGATTTTCCTTGATTTGCCATAATATCCTCCTGTTTCTATGTGTGTTTATGACCTTATATTTAGTGCCAAAAAAAAGGTATCCGAAGAGACCTTTTTAGTGAAACATAAAGTCCGATTACAGAATGTTTGTTACTGATAACTTTCTGTAGTATTGGTTTGTTCCAGCAGATGCAAGACCGTCTGAAGGTGTGCTTCCTACGAATGGGTTTGAAACCATACCGTATCTTGTCTTGAATCCGATTTTTGGTTGGAATGTGTTCTCACCAACTGCACGAACCATTTGTAAAGGAACGTATGGGCAATAGAACATACCAGCGTCGTAAGGATTACTTCCTCTGTATCCAACTGTTAAGTAGTTAACACCAGCATAAGGGTCGATGTAAACTTTTACTCTTCCGTTAAGGACACCAGCAAATGTATTACCTGTGTCATCAACATTCAAGTCAGTTGAAAGAGCAGGAGTGTAATCTAATACGCCTGCCATTGAAAGAGCAGATGCTACGTCGCTTGAACAAAGGATAAAGTTACCTTTACCTCTTCTTGTTTCTTGTGCGATCTTGTTAGACTCTCTTTCGATTTGGAACAATAGACCTTTGAATTTCTCAACAGACCATCTACCGTTAGCATCAACGTCAAGGTTGAATGTACCAGCAGTTGCAGTGTCAGCAGCTCCAGTCTTAGCCTGAAGGTTTACGTTTCTGACAACTTCTCTGTTGATTTCTGCTAGAATCTCACTTGAAAGAATGTTTGCAAGTTCTGATTCTGCGTCAAGACCGTGGATTGCTTTGAGGTCTTGGGCAAGCTCTAATGTGTACTCTGCTTTGAGTGCTCTTGATTTTGCAGTTACAGTTGCTTTCTCAATTGTGAAAGACATTTCTGCAAAATTCTCGTAACCTGAAGTAGAACCATCACCTAATGCTTCTGCATTAGATGTATCCATACCACCAACTGTGTCAGATGCATATGTATCTGGGCCGGTTGAATCAAATGGGTCACTTACTGGGTCGGAACCAGCTGGGCCTGCAGTAGGAGCTCCTGCAGCAGAATAACCTGAACGAGCTTCGTTAAACAAAGCTTCTGAATTGTCAAGTCTATCTTCTGTAGGATAGTCGTTATATCTTGCTTTCATAGCAAAGATAAGTCCTGTTGGGCCTGTCATAGGTTGAACACCGCAAATGTCGTATGCAACGAGATTTGGCATAGCTCTTCTCACCAATGAGATCAAAATTGGATCCCAGTTAGAGATTGGAGTACCAGTAGAGTTTAAAGGTGCAGCTTCCTCAAGAGTTGCTCTCTCTTCGTTAAGAGCTTTCTCTTGGTTTTCGAGTATAACTGCTGTGACAGCTTTCTTGTAGTTGTCTTCGATCTTAGGTAGATCGGAGTGCTCTAGAATCGGCTCCCACTTCTCTTGTAAGTTTTCTGATAAAAACATTTGAGTTTTACTCCTTTAATTAACCTAATGGTTTTAGTTTAGTTAATGCCTCTGAATACCTTGCAATTGAAGGGTCAAGAACTTTGCCTTGAGATGATTCTTCGGAGAAATCACCTGTTCCTTCTTCTTGCACAGTTTCTTCAGCAATAGTCTCACCTTCAACACCGAAATAAGCTTCTTTGATTTCAGCAACTTTCTCTTCGAAATCTGCTTCGTCTGTGAAGTCTACACCGTTTGCAAGGGAAACCATTTTCTCTTTTTGTGATTCAGACAAGTCTTCACATGCCTTGTTCACAACATTTTGTCTCTTGAGTGAACCTAACTCTTCAGTAATTTCCATGTTCTTGGAAACTTCTGCATCAAGTTTCTGTTCCATCTCGTCAAGACGATTTGCGAGTTCGTCCATAACGTCATACTTATCTTCAGGTACTTCAACGTAGTGTTCTACGAACAACTTCTTAAGTCCTTCAATGAAGTTTTCAGTCATTTCTGATCTCAAACCCCTTTCAATTGCAAGTTCGTTTTCTTTCGTCCACTCTTCAGCAACATAGGATAGATACTTATCTACTGAAGAAGTTAATTCTTCTTTGACAGTTTCTACTTGGGATTTTAATTCTGTTTGATAATGCTCTTCGAGTTCTGCTCTAGCTTCTTCGACCTTAGATGATACTGCAGCCTTAAAGATAGTCTTTGCTTTCTCAGCATTTTCTTCTGATAAATCTAATGATTCAGAGATTTTTGATAGGTCGTCATCTACTTCAATCTCAACTAATGAAGATTCGATTTCTGCATCAGCTTCTTCTTTAACGGACTCTTCTTTTTCGTCCTCATCTTCCTCTTCTTCGTCTTCCATTCCATAACCCTCTAAGGTTTTAACGAACTTCTGAACGTCTTCTTGAGAAAGAGCTTTCAAAGCTTCTACAATGTTACGAGCAACTTCTGCTTTAGTCAAGGATTCATCGACCTCATCTTCTGACAAAGAACTAAACAACTTAGTCAATTCTTCTTTTGTCAGACCTTTCATACTGTCGACTGCAGCCTTGATGCTTTCCATCTTAGAAACACCTTTCTCTGAAATTGTGTCCTCTGAATTGGAATCTTCATCTTCTTTTAATTTGTCTGCTTTGCTGTCTCCTTTTTCTGCACCTTTGTTTACAGCATCCTTAACTGGTTTAGTTTTGGATTCTGCATCTTTGATGCTTTTAACAGCTCCGTCAACAGGATTTTCTTCGGGTTTGACGACTTCAGCTTTGCCTGATTCTATTTTCTCAGCATCACTGGAACCTTGCTTGTGAGCAGATTTGTCACCTTTTTCTGCCATATCAGTAGGAGCCTTTTCAGACACTACCTCTTGGGCATTCTCTAATTGGTTATCTAAATCTGACATAAATTTCTCCTGTTATAAAGATTACTTTTTTATTTATATGTTAAAGGCTTTCAACGAACCTTTTCCATAGATTCAATTTGGTTTCTTCAAGTTTATTGAGTTTAGCAGACCTCATTTCTCTCTGCATCTCATCAATATCTCTTGCTTTCAAGATACCACTCTCATATACCCACTCAACACCTTCCATGATTCCTTCTACGAAGGCCTCAGGTGCAGACGGGTCTGCAACGATATCACCTGCTGTTGCAAGTTGAAAATCGTCTTTTACATACTGTGCGTTTCCTTTTGACTCTAGTGAACCTAGACCTCTAGAAGAAACCCCCAGTTTAGCACCATCATCTATCAAATTCTTTACGATTTGACCATTTGGTGTACTTAAAATCTTTGCACGTCCCACAAAATTATTACCATCTTCTTCTAACTTGGTAATCATGTGAGATACTTTGTCTAAATTAATTGTAGGCCCTTCGGGATGTCCCAGTTCTCCGAATGCTCTATCTTGTTCTACGAACTCTTTGTTATATCTCTTAACTTCTTTTTGAATTACTTCTTTGGGGTAGATTCTACCATTACGATTTTTAATCTCAGATTGCATAAAGATACCTTCGATGAAGTAATCTTTCTTACCATCTTCTTTGCCCTCGACTATAACGGGACTTATTGCATAGTCGTTAAATTCCGATATTAATTTCATTTATCAACCCCTCTAGTGATATACCTTCTTCGGACATGTCTTTTAACATTTTCTTCACAGATTGCATACCAATATTCAAGGATTCCTCATCCTCGAAAGTTTCCTGTATATCTTGTCCGTTTAGAAATACAGTAAAACCTTCTTCACATTCAGTGTATACTATACTTATAGTGTCCTCACCGAACTTAAGTGTTTCTCTCCTGATGATCTCATGTCCTTCAGGGCAATTAAACTTTGCCTCATGAAGTTCCTGAGACATATCAGCAAACGACTTCATTACTCTTCTTCACTCGTAGTGTCTGTTTCTAACCAGTTAACAGACTTCTCGACTCTCTTCATGTCAACGTGTTCTGCAGCCTTTCCCTTGATACCATCAAAAATACTTTGTTTTGCAGTCTCAAGTTTACCTGCTTCAATCTCATCAACAATTCTTCTACTGATGTCTTCACTCATTATTAAAATCCTCCAAAGCCGTCATCGTTGTCTTCTCCACCTTCCTCATCACTACCTTCGTCTTTAATCTGTTGGTCGATGAGTTTGATGTCCTCTTCTGTTTGTCTGAGTACATACTTCCTAACGTAATCGTTTGAATAGTATTTACCAACGTACTCAGAAATAGTTCCAAGGGTATCTAATCTCTCCCTTAGAATCTCTGCTTCCTTCAACTCTGTAAAGTGGTTGTCAGTCGCAAATTCATACTGGATGAAGTCTTTGAACTTATCAAACTCTTCTCCAGTTACTATTTCCTTTAGAACTAAATGAGTTCTAAGGATGTCTGTAAAAACTCTTGCAAACTTCTTCTGAAGTCTGTTTGTGAACTTATTAAATTTAAGTTCATCTCTTGAGATTTCTGATGCACGACCCATGTTAAATCCATTGTCTGCTTCTAATCTCGTTGCAGGCACATTTAATGACTGATATAACTTCTTCTTGAAGTATTCAATATCGTCTATGTCTGCAAGGTTCTGACCGCCTGGGAGTGTGGTAATCTCTGTTCCTCTACCACCCTCTCTTCTTGGCAACCAAAAGTCCTCTAACATTGACATGTGTTTACGATCATCTTTGATCTCACCTGTCTCTGCATTATACACTAATTTATTTCTATATTTGTGCATAACATCAGCAAGGTACTGTTCTGCCTTTGCTTTTGGAAGGTTACCTACATCAATGTAGAATATCCTTCTCTCGGGAGCTCTTGAAATCCTATAGATAACAAGTGCATCCTCCATCATTGCTAACTGATTTGCAGTCTTCAATGCTTTATGTAGATAACCAATTACAACATTTCTGCTGTAATCTAGTAGTCCACTGGTAGTGTATGTCACTGCCTCAGGGGCAATCTTAACTACATTACCATCTGATGAGGTAGATTTATCGAATCCTTTATCATTAAACATGTAAAATTCTTCGATCTTACTAACCCTTTCGATCTTAGTCTTAGGGTCTTTCTCTTTCTCAACATTTCTGACCTTCTTGATTTTAAGTGGGTCAATGTTTCTTAGGTCTACAATACCTAATTTTGGTCGTTTGCTATCAACGACTTTATGGAAGTAAATTCTTCCATCAACATACCACTTTCTGAAAATTTCATGAGAGTTCTGATTGAACTTCATTAGAGATAGGATGTGTGCAAGATCGTCTTGCATCTTATTCTTGATGCTATCAGAGAGTTTAACATCTCTGAGATCGAGTGCAACAATTCTATCCGTTATATCAGATGTGATACACTCATTGACAATATCTTCTATTGCTGAATCACACTCGGGTACTAATGATGTTTCACGGTATCTACGAATGAGTTCTGCCTCATTCTTAATGTTACCTTCCATATCAACGAAGGCACCATATGCACCTCCTGATATGTAACCCGCCTGTTGTTGTATAACAGGAGTGCCATCATCGTCAACGGGAGGTACGAATGACTTGGCATTCTTTACCTCCGTTGCTCTTAACTCGTCTTTCTTACGAGTAATTTCAAACCCGAATAATTCCATAATATTATTTATACCCCAATTATTGGGGAATTTTCACTATTATTACTTGACTCTTTCCCAATGAGAATATGTGAAATCAACTGTAAATTCCTCCAACTGATCTGCAGTCTCGTAGTTTAACTCGATTGCAGCGATGTTTTTAGGGAACATGTTGAAGAACTCATATCTCGCAAGGACTGAATCATCTTTACCTAGTTGTTCGACAAATGCTCTTGACAATAGGTAGTCATTTGATGCCATACCTATACCTGAGTCAAGTTCTTGAATGTCTTGTTGCCACGCTTCCAAAGCTGACCTAGCAGAAAACTCGGAATCATTGATGATAGTGATTGACCAATCTTCAAAAGTTCTGTCCCCTGCCAATTTGAGATTATGTCCTCTGAAAGGAACTAAAATCTCACCTAGGGTAGCAGCCGGAATTGCAGCAGCCTTACATAAGAATTCAATCTTATTACCTGCTCTAGGAATGAAGACTTTGAATCGGTTTGGACGTGGGCCACCACCGATCAGTTGTGCTTTAAATTCGTCTATTGTTGCCATTCTTTACTCCTTAAACTGCTCCGTAGATTTCTTCAAACTCAACCCCTGACCTTGCAGCCACGAAGTTAAGAGTGATAAAGTTAATACTTCTAGCAGGTTTCACAAAGATAGAACATACAAACTCATTTCTGTCGATGACTGAATCAGTGTTGTTTGTTTCATCACATAATACTGCGAAATCTGTTAGACCTCTTCTATTTTTAACATCTCTTAGGAAAGGTTCAACCGCAGCTCTAAACTGTGCTCTAGTGAATGCATCATTGAATTCAAAGAGTTGTGCTTTTGCAGCTGTTGCGATTGCTTTCTCTAGTACGATGAAAAGTCTTCTGACATTGATTCTGTCGAATGCAGAAGATGAACTTAATGCAGTCTTGTCACCGAATAGAACTGTACCTTGGCCTGGGAATGTTACAATTGGATTGACTCTTGCTTGATAGAGTTCGTCCCTTGCACCTTGTGATGGGTTCAATGCAAGTTTTGTAATTCCAAGATATTGACCTCTTGAGAAACCTGCTGGTGAGAACCATGGGTCTCTAAGTAAGTCTGATCTTGCCATGATACCTGCTGTGTGTCCATTGCCGGGCACCCAAACATATCTATCGTTGTATCTGTCATATTGGTAAACCCAACCTGAATCTAACACTGCATATGAAGAAGAAGTTACTGAAGAGTAATCTGCTTTAACATTTGCTACTGCAGTAGATTCTGAAGATACATTTACGACTGATGCTTTTCTTGGTGAAGCAACGACTATGCAGTCTTTTCTTGACTCTGCTAATTGAATTAATTCGTTTACAATACTGTTGTGATCTGCAACTAGGTCACCACCTGTAGTTCTTGTTGAACCAGCAATCAAGAATGAAACATCGATTGTTTCAGGGTCACCGAACATGTCTAGGTAACCGTTATACTTGATTCCAGCGGTAACGTCTGTTCCGTCAGCACCGTCTGCCAAACTATTGTTGATTGGTGCAGAAGGTCTTCCGAATGCAGTTGTTGCTGAGTCTAAGTGACTTGTAGAACTGTTTGTTGCAGCGTGAGTGTCGGTAGTGTGACCTGTCCACCAAACCCATTTGGATTCAGCGTTAATTACTTGTTTGTAGTAAGATGAGACACCTTGAGGGTCTTTACCGTCAGTTGCACAACTTAAGAAACCATAAGTTTCTAATACTGTATGTTGTGAACCTGTGATAGTTCCATCTTCGTCTACTACAACAACGTGTAATTCGTCATCACTTGCACCTGATACTTTCTCTGCAGATTGTGACTTGCCTGGGGCTCTATCGAATTGACCATAGAACTCCCAATATCTATGAACCTGTGTTCCTGATGCAACTGCTGTTACTAGTCCAGTTCCAGTTGGTTTGTTTAGGGCTTCTACGGTTATAGTTCCTGTTGCTGTTGCTGTCACTCTATATTCTTGAGTGTCAGTTCCAAACCTTACGATATCACGAACTGTGAATCCTGTCTCGGAAGTTACTGAAATAACTGTTTGACCAACAGCTTCTTCTGCAGAAGTTGTAGTCAAGTTATCATTGTAATATGCATCGGATGATGCACATACTGCTACTTTCAGTGAATTTCCAAGTTCGCCTGGATATTTTGCAGTCCACTGACCTACGTTTGCAGCTTCTCCACCATCTTCATAGTCTGCGTTGTAATCAACGAGATTCTTGATGACAGCATCGGTGTCTCCACCGTCATTTGCATTATAGGC